AGGTGCTGGTGGTAGTGCTACATCTGATAGCATAACTGGTTCATCTGTTGCAAGAGCAGCAGGTGGAGGTGGTGCAGCGTTTGGAACTGCTGGTTCAGGTGTTAGTGGTGTGTCAGGAAGTGGTGTTACAAGTGGCAATGGTGGTAATGGTTCTGCTAATAGAGGCGGTGGCGGTGGAGGTGGCGCATCATCTGGAGGAAGTGGTGGTTCTGGGGTAGTTATTTTAAAAATACCAGATAGCATAAATGTATCATTTAGTAGTGGTGTAACTCAAAGCACATCTACTGGTGGTGGGTTTAAAACAATTACAATAACAGCAACGACAACAACTTCTGAAACTATAACTTTTAGTTAATATGGCACATTTTGCAAAATTAAACGCTGAAAATTATGTCATCTTTGTAACTGTTGCAAGGGATGAAGATGAAAATAGAGAAGTTGAGATTAGTGAACTATCAGGTGAAATTTATAAACGCACATCTTACAACACTCGTGGCGGTGTTCACTATCAAGCCGACAATAACACACCAAGCCTTGACCAAAGCAAGGCATTTAGAAAAAACTATGCTGGAATAGGATATTATTATGATGAAATAAGGGATGCTTTTATACCTCCTAAACCTTTTCCTTCATGGACATTGAACGAACAAAGTTGCCTTTGGCAATCGCCAATACCTTATCCAAATGATGGTAAGTTATATCAATGGAATGAGGAAATAAGCAACTGGGAAGAAATAAACCTAACACGATGAAAATAGCCATTTTTACAAACATCAACTCTCCAGCTACCGACTTTTACCGAACGGTTGGCTGCTATGCAGATAATAAATTTTTAACGTTAAAAACTTTATAAAATGAGTAAATTTTCAAATTATTTAGAAGACCAAATAACCAACTGGTTAAATGGTCAAGCATTTGCACCTCAATTAACTGGCGGTGTTTTTGTTCAATTATTTTCATCCGACCCTGGAGAAACTGGTGTCTTAACTGGCGCACTTTTCACTAGAATAAATGTTCCTGCTGGTGGATTTACTAGAGGAACTGGTGGTGCTGGAACTTTGACGAATACTAATGTTATTACCATAACATCAAATAATACGGGTTCGTCTGTTACTGCAACTCATGTTGGTGTTTTTAATGCAATTACTAGCGGTGAATTATTATTTTATGGGCCTTTAACTGCATCAAAAACAATTGCTACTGGTGATGAGGTTAAATTTAATGCAAATCAATTAACTTTGACTATTGATTAAATATTTAGGGGAATAAATTATTCCCCTAATATTTATTAAAAAAAATATCATGCCAAGAAGACCGATTGCCTTTCAAGGCACAAGTAGGGGAATGGATTATAACCGTTTACGCACCGAACAAAGGAGAGCGGAACAGGGTGGTAAATTTGTAGATAAAGATTTTGAGGTTGAATGGCAAATATTTGACAAAGCGGTACAAGACGCATTAAGAATGATGCGTACTAATTTTAAAAAAGACTGGGATTTGAAGAAAATGGATTTATTATATGATGCAGCACAACCTATGATTGCTGCTGTTAAGCCACAGATTCCTATTTATAAAGGTGGAGTACATTATAGATATTTCACTAAAAAGAAAATAGATAAGAAAACGGGTCAAACTACAGAAAAAGAATATAGAGCAGCATTCATACCTGGTCATTTGAGAAATTCTGTTAAGGTTCTTAATCCATTTAAACCTAGATTAAAAAGAATTGAAACTATAGTTATAGGCCCTTTAAAGAATTATCCTACAAAGGTAAGTAGAGGCCCATTTGATGGAAAAAATAAAGCAGATGCTTATTATGCAAATTTCTTGTACGGTAGTGCTGTTGCTTTTCAAACAAAAGTTTTATTACAAGGATTTTTAAAAGCATTTCATGCTTCAAGAGATGTTGTAATTACAGGTACACATTCCCTAATTAACCAAAATGCAAAAGCTGCTGGTTTAGATTATAGAATTCAATGAATATAGGTAAATTAATATACCCAATTGTTACTAGCGATGCTACCTTAACAAATTTAATTGGTACAAGGATATATCCAGAGGAAGCACCTAGTACGGTATCTTATCCATACATTACCTATTCTAAAATAAGAACTGATCCTACAAGAGTAAAAGGAGAGGTAAGTCCTTTAGATACTTATAAAGTAACATTTTATATATATTCAAAAAGTTACGATACAAGTGAAGAAGTATCTGTAGCTTTAAGAAATAGATTGGATAATTTAACAGGTACATTTAACTCTATTAAATTAGATTGGTGTATATTTGATGATGAAATGACTGGTGATCCAGTAATGGATGACAAAATATATTGGATTGCTATCGATTTTATAATTAAAATAAATAACTTATGAAAATAAAGTTTTTAAAAGACTACGAACAATTTGTTGTAGGAGATATTTGTGAAATGTTTGATGGTTATTCTGCTGGTCTTGTAGCAAAAGGAATTGCAGTTGAATATACCGGAGTAAACATTGAAATAATGCCTGAAAAGGAAACTCCTAAAGAAGTTGTTTATGTTCCTATTATGGTTAATGAGCAAGAACTCTTTGAGCAAATAGGAGAAGAAGAAGAAGTCAACAATGAAGTTTATGAACCTATTGTTGAGGATAAAAAGTTTAAGTCAAAATTAAAATAAAATAATATGCCAACAACTGGAATAATGAACGGTTCTTTGTTAAGGTTATATGTAGATGGAGTTGCTGTTGCTTATTCAACATCAGATACATTAGACCTTTCCAGAGCTATGCGTGAAATGGCGCATAAGGACAATACCTCCGCATGGGTAGAGGTTGCTCCTGGTCAAAAATCAGCCACATTCTCTACGGAATTGATGTTTGCCGACATTGGTGATACTACTGCAAATACTAAATTTAATACTTTGTTTGCAAGTTGGGATGCTGGTACTTTAGTTACTTGTCTTTACACATCAAGTGTAAATGGTGATTCTGTATTTAGTTTTAGTGCGTACATTGAAAGTTTATCTTTAAATGCTGCTAATCAAGAAAGCGTAACTGCTTCTGCAAGTTTAAGGGTAAACGGTGCAATTACAAGATATACTAAATCTCCTCCAGGTGCGCCTACGGCACTTACTCCTGGTACTGCAACAAGTACAACCGTACCATTTACATGGACTGCTCCTGCTGATACTGGTTCTTCTGCTATTACAGATTACACTATTCAGTTTAGATTAACAAGCGTATCCGCTTGGACTGTATTTACTGATGCTGTAAGTACAGCTACAAGTGCAACTGTAACAGGATTAACTGCAAATTCTGAATATCAATTTAGAGTTGCAGCAGTAAACGCTACAGCAGGTATAGGTGCTTATTCAGCAAGTTTAACGTATTCAACTACAGCATAAATATTTTCCGATACTATTTGGGGGTTGACAATTGAGTTAACTCCCATTAGTATTGGATACAAAAACAAATTATTATGGTATCGGTAAATCACATTGAAATTAACGGCAATAACATCCCTTTTAAATTAGGTGGTTATTCCTTAAGTCTTTTCTTAAAGAAGAAAAACATTAAATTTTCCTTATTCAAAGAATATTTGGAAGATGATTTAAGTCTTTTGTACGAGGTAATTTATTTGGGTGTAGAAAATGGTTATCGGAAAGAAGAAAAAAAGAATCCTTATACGCTAGAAACTTTTGCTGAATTTGTTGATGATTATAACGCTCTTAATGAGTTTAGTAATTTGTTAGCACAATCAATGGGGGGCAATAGCGAGGAAGAAAAAAACTAAGTGACCCAAACGCAAAACCTCTTGAAATTGAAGATTTAGAGCGAATGTGTTTGGGTGACCTACAGATGACACCCGATGAAATGAATATGTTTGATTTTAGGGAGTTGATAATAAAATACAAAGGCTATAAAGATAAAATTGAAGACCAGTACCGTTTAAGCTGGACACAAACAAGATGGTTAGCCTTTGCAACTTTACAACCTCATGTCGGCAAAAGTGCCACATTAAAACCAACAGATTTAATTAAATTTCCTTGGGATGAAAATTTTAAACAAAGAGAACTTACCTCAAAAGATTTTGTCGAAATGGATTTCATGGACAGAATAGTGAGAGGTGAGGGTGAATTTAAAAAAGAAGTAATGTAATGGCACAAGGAATACTTTCCATAAAAATACGGGCAGATGCATCACCTTTAGAGAGAGCATTAAAGATTGCAGGTAGAGATATGGCTGCATTCAGTCAAAAGGCTCTTGCAATCGGTAGAGGTATTACTTTAGGTTTTACTGCTCCCGTTGTTGCTATGGGTTCAAGTTTCCTTAATGCTGCTGCATCAATGGATCAGCTTGAAAGGGGAATGGCTGCTATCATGGGTAGTTCCTCTGATGCTGCAAAAGAATTAAATAAATTAAAGGAAAGTGCAAAACTGCCAGGTCTTGCTTTTGAAGAGGCAGTAAGAGGTTCTATTAGATTACAATCTGTTGGTTTACAAGCTGACCAAGCGAGAAAAGTATTAGAAACGTTTGGTAAAGCTATTGCAACTACTGGAGGTGGAGCGGTTGAACTTGAGGCGGTTCAATACCAAATGACTCAAATGATTTCCAAGAACAAAATTCTTGCGGAAGATTTTAAGCCAATTCAATCGGCCGTTCCACTTATCGGTAAAGCCATGCAACAAGCATTTGGCACGGATAATATTGAAGGAGTAAGAGCATTGGGGATAAGTGCAAAGGATTTTACGATGAGATTAACAGAATCTCTAAGAGTATTACCAGAAGTACAAAATTCAACGGGTGGGGTAAGGAATAGTTTTGATAACTTAAAAGACTCGATAAAATTTGCCTCCGCCGAAATGGGTAAGGTAATTTTAAAGAATATAGATTTAGATGCAATTATAGCAGATGTTGTAGGTTCTTTAACTAAATTAACAGAATGGTTTGGAGGATTATCTGATGGTCAACAAAAAGCTATATTAAACACGACTAAATACATTGCAGTTCTTGGAGGTTTATCTTGGATTATAGGTCAACTTGTTTCATCTTTTGGAAATATTACCTATTTATTAGGTCAAGTAGTAGAAAAAATAATAAAATTAGATAAAGTTACTAATACCTTATCTTTAACCACGACAGGATATATTGTTATAGCTGCATCTTTAGTAGCTATTTTATATTCTATATTCAAAGCATATAAAGAAGCAAATGGCCCAATAGAAACTTTTAATGATTATTTATCTACTGGTGCTAAAAATGCAAAACAAGAAACTGCTGAATTTAATTTTTTAATGGAAGCATTAAAAGATGTTAACATTAGTAGTTCTACAAGAAAACAATTATTAGAAGATTTAAATACAAAGTATTCTCAATATCTTCCAAAATTATTAACGGAGAAAACAGATTTACAAAGTATTGCTGCGGCACAAAAAGATGGTAATGAGGCTTTAAAAGCAAAATTTAAATTATTAGCACAACAGGGTGTAAAACAAAAACAGTATGAAAAGATAGTAGAATTACAAACAAAATTACTTGAATTAGAAACAACACCTGTTAAAAAACAAAATGTAAATACATCTATTTCTGGATTAGATGCAAAAGCAAGTTTAATACCTATTGATGAAAGAGCAGCAGCTATAGAAAAGCTAAATATTCAAATAGATGTTTTAACAAAGGCCTATGATAAAAGTGTAAATTCTATTGAAAAATATAATACTGAACAAGAGAAAGCTAATGAAGTTATTAAAGCAAAACAAATTGCAAATTTAGAGTATAAAATAAAGGATTTAAATTTAGCTATACAAGTTTCATCTAATGAATATGGAAAAAATAATGTTCATGTAGTAGCTTTAAAAGAAGAACTTTCTGCATTACAATCTCAATTAGATTCCTTAAAAGGAAAGGTAGATGAGAATGGAGAAACTATAGTAAATAATTCAGATAAAATTGCAAAAGCATTAGGGCCTTACGATTTACTTAAAAATAAATTAAGTGATATTGAAGAAGCCTATAGAAATATATTAGTTACTCAAGGTCAAAATTCTTCATCAGCAGAATTATTAAGACAAAAATATTATGAGGTTGCAGGAGAATTAAAAAAGATTAATGAAGAATATGATAAATTAGAAAATAGAAAAATAATAGTTGACCCTTTACCTCAGTATAATAATAAAAATAAGCCTAGTGAAGGTGCTAATGATTTTGAACAAGTATTTACTCCTTATGCAACTCAAAAACTACAATCTGCTATAGGTATTGTGGATGGTGTAACTAAAAGTACAAGAGAATTTGGAATAGCTTATCAAGGTTTACAAGGTATGTCAGAAGTAGGTAACATTGTAGCAAAAAATATGTCGCCTGTAGTAGAAGCTATGACCCAAGCTGAATTTGTTATGGAAAGTTTTAAAGATGTAATGAATGAAGCATTGGGTTCTGCGGTAACAGCTTTTACAGAAATGGCTCTTGCTGGTGAAACTAGTTTTGGTAAACTTGCTTATGCGGCAGTAAATGCAGCAAGACAAGTTATTGCAGCTAATATTAAAGAAGGTGTTACAGCTTTAGTAAAAAATATTTTAGCAGGGCCTACTGGTAAAGTATTAGGCCCTGGAGCATTAGCAGTTGCAGGAGCGGCTGGTGTAGGTGCATCTGTTTTATTTAATACTTTAATTAATAAAATTGTTCCTCCTAAACTTGCAAAAGGTGGTCTTGCTTTCGGCCCTACAATGGCAACTGTCGGTGATAACCCTAACGCATCATTTGACCCGGAAGTAATTGCACCATTAAGTAAACTGAAAAGTATGCTTGGTGATGTTTCAGGAGGTAGCCCTTATATTCTTTCTACTAGAATTTCTGGTTCGGATTTGATTGTCATTATGGAAAGATCTAAAAACATTAATCAAAGAATAAGATAATGGCAGTAAGGTTTCAATCCACATTTTATTCTGAAAAAGGTAGAAAAATAACTGTATCTATAAAAGATAAAGATTTTTCTGGTGCTTATGGTTTATTTGATATTATTAGATGTAATATAAGATATGATAGTGAATCTACACAAGGTCAAGAAAGGTTTACACCAATTATAGGTTCAAGTTGTGATTTAAGTATTCTTATTAATTCTGCTAATTTAGTTAATTTAATAACCGATATCGGTTTAGCTGTTGAGGGTAGATTTACAATAAATTTAACTACATATCAAAGTGATAACACTACAGTTGCTTACAATTGGTATGGATACATTGTAACCGATTTAATTGAGTTTGAAGATTTGCCATTAGCTATGAGTTATGAAGCTAATATTAGATCAATAGACGGATTGGGTTGGTTAAAAACTTTAGATTATAAAAGCGAAGTAGGCCCTTATCTTGGACAAGATACAGTTGTTCAGCATATTTTAAACTGTTTAAATCAACTCGATTTTGTACAAAGCGAACTTGTAGCTAATGATTTGCCTATATTACATACTGTATTTAATTGGCATGAAGATTCATTAACCTATTCAGCTAATAATGATTTTGCTTTAAAAACAGCAATACAACATAGAGCATTTTATCATAGAGATACTAATAACAATTATATATATCAAAATTGTTATGAAGTATTAAAAAAAATATGTCAAGCATTTGGAGCAAGATTAATTTTTAGTGGAAAACAATATTGGTTTATTCAAGTTAATGAATATTCAAATACACCAACTTTACATAGATATTATAAATATTCAGCTTATGGTGTACAGGTTGCTGGTACATTTACAGATGATTTTACCTTAACTAATATTCAGGAAAATTTATCTAATAGTGATTTATCAAGAATAGGTGGGGGAAGATGGACATACTATAATGCTTTAAAAAACGCTATAGTAAGATATAATCATAATGCAAAGAAAAATTTAATGCCTGGTGTAATATATAGTTACCAGACAAATAATGATCCAACAATAGTTAGAACAGATGTATTAGATAGTACAATAGACATAGCAAAACTTAGTTATACTGGTATTTTATATCAAAGAAGTATATGGCAAACTGGTGGTGGTTTTATGCCACACATGTTTGTTTATGCAGTCAAGGTAGCAGCAATAGTAGATTATATACCTTTAATGGGTTTTTCTATTTTGCAGACATGGTCAGTTGGTACTGGATGGCAAATATTAAATGGTAGTTTATTTGGTTCTACACCTACAGGAGTAACAGAATGGACAGGCAGTTCAGTTGTTGCAAATAAATATTATTATGTTACTATAAAAGTTAGCTTACAATCTGGAACTTTAAGATTAAGGATAGGTGGAGTAACTAAAACAATTACACAAACCGGTGATTATGATTATAAAATTTATACTACTAACACGGATTCTTTTAAATTGGATTCAACATCAAATCCTAAATTTATAGGTGTTATTGATGCTTTACAAGTTAAAAGAGAAAGTAAATTCCTAAAAAGACCAGTTAATTTTAGTAATGGATTTAATTATCAATTAAGTGCAGCTAGTTGGGAAGATAACTTTTATGAATGGGAATTTGTTACCGATGTAATACAATTAGATGGAACTGAAATTATAAATAAAACTATTTCATTTGACACATTAGCTATTCCTGTAACTGGTGAGTATGTTTGGGAAATGCGTTTAAAGGAAGTCAGAGATGAATTTGGAACTGATATTAGAGCAGATTATAATATTGAATTTTATCTGACTCATAATTATTTAGAATTTATGCCAAATGGAACTATTCAAGGACAATCAGATTTGTTAGAATTTGGTAGTGATAATAATGACAAATCCTCTGCTGTATCTATTTTTGATGTATATCTTGGTGATGGGCCTTCCGCTACAACAACTGGTGCTTTAAGGGTTTTAAAGGATGATGGAGTTTATGAAGTATCTGATCAATGGAGAGTAAGTAATACAGGTTCTTATAAAAATATAAGTCAATTATTAGTAAATGAAATTATTCGTGGTCAGTTAACACCGAAAAAAAGGATGATAGATATGCCATTCCAAAATTTATCTATAAATAAACCATATTTACCTCATAAAATTATAATACATGATAATAATTATTATATTTTTGAAAGAGGGGATTTAGATTTATTAACCGAAATTACTACTGGTGATTTTTTTAAATTAGAATTGGATGCCTAATTATACTGAAAGAGTAGTTTTGTCTAAACCTAGAGATTATAACGAGGTTGCTAATAACGCTGGAAGTGGTGGTGTTGTAAATAATAATGTTACTGAAACTATTAATAATGTAACAGTTAATGGTTCTATGATTTCTATTTTTAATCAGGAATTTATTAACACTAATTCAAATATTTTAACATGGACACAAAACAATAATAATCTTCCAATAACTAATTTATCATCTTCTATCCATGTGTATCAGAATGGTCAGAAATTAATTGCATCTCAATATACTATTACTCAACCTAACACTATAACCATTGATGCAAATACGCATTATGATGGCGCAAATTATATCATCTTTGCAATAATTATAAACTAATGGAAGAAATAAAAGCACCAAAAAAGGAAAGGAAGTTTTTAAAAGCTATTGGTAAAATAGGCAAATCATTAATTGAAGAACTAGTTATGGGAATTGGGCGCAAGTTTATTGGTAATGTTGTTAACAAGATTAAATTTCCAAATAAAAATAACACACTATCCTTTCTCCTCCTCCTTTCCTGCACCTTTGCCTTTGCCCAGTATCCAGCGACAGGAAATAAACAGCGACTTGGTTACCAGACTACCGGCGATGGGCTGGTTTTTAGAGGAAGATCAGCCGATACAGTAAGCCTCAAACCTTCCACAATAAATAATGCTTATCATTTATTTGACACAGTTAACAATGTCTTATTTAGTTTTATAAAGACTAAAGGAGGCTGGAAATTTAATAATAGTGATACGGTTATAATTCAAGGCGTTACTATGCCATTCGATTCTATTACCTTTAATACTGCAAAAGATGGCGCAGTAGGAGTAGGCGAAGTTGAATACAATGACACGCAAGGCTCTTTAATTCAAGGCTTAAAAGGTGGCAATGTGACCAATGTAATAGGGCAGCAACTACATCAAAGAGTAAGCAATGTTACTGGCTCAACATTATCTAAGGGTACTGCGGTTTATTTGTCAGGTAGCCAGGGAAACAGAATAACGGCAGCCAAGGCACTTGCAACAAGCGATCCAACATCGGCAAATACATTTGGTATAGTGGCTGAAAGCATAGCGGATAATGCAAGTGGCTATGTAATTACAGAAGGGTTAATTACCGGAATAAATACATCAGGATTAACAGAAGATTCTGCCGTTTACTTATCTCCAACAGTTGCAGGAGGACTGACATCAACCAAGCCACAAGCACCTAATCACGGTGTTTATATCGGTGTTTGTGTTAAAAGCAATGCTGGTTCTGGTGAATTATTCGTTAAAATAAAAAATGGTTTAGAGTTAGATGAATTACATGATGTGCTAATTACATCTCCTGCAAGTAATGCAAGTTTGTATTATAAAAGTAGTGAAGGTATTTGGCGAGACACAACAGCCGCACTTTTAGTAAGTGACACAGCTACGATGCTTACAAATTATTTAAGGTCAGGTGTTGCAGCTTCAACTTATTTGCCTTTGACTGGTGGAACGTTGACTGGGGCGTTAAATGGGACAACAGGAACATTTACGGGGTTAAATATAAATAACGGAACATATAGCGGGTCAGAAACGGGTTCTTTTAAGATAAAAGGAAATACAAATATTAATAAAATTTTAGAAATAGGATTAAATGAAACTAATAATTATGGTGTTATAAATGTATTGCAGGGTGGCGTATCCTCATATCCTTTAATTTTAAATAATTCTGGAGGTCGTGTAGGAATAAATACATTATCCCCAAATATCAATTTAACTATTGAAGGTAAAAATAATACCAAATATAATAATTCAACTTTTTGGAATTTTAATTTTGTAGGTCAAGAAATTTATAATAACTCTGATACAATAAATTCAATTTCTGGAATAGCTTTTGTAAACGGTTCATCAAGAAATTCAGTAAGTGGAATAGGAGGATGGTCTGAATCAAATAATTTAGGCGCATTATCATTTTTTACAGGAGGCTCTGGAAAATCAAATCAAGTAACGGAGGCTCAAAGGATAAATAGTAACGGTGAAGCTATTTTTTTTCAACCATTTTTTACAAAATCATCAGCAGTATTTAATGATGATTCAAATGATGCTGACTTCCGAGTTGAAAGCGACGGAAATGCCAACATGGTTTTTGTAGATGCCTCAACAAATAGAGTTGGCATTGGTACTGCTACACCTTCAAAGACGCTTGATGTTGTTGGAGATGCTAATGTAAGTGGAAATTTAACAGAAGGTGGTAACAATGTAATGACAAATCTTGACACGGTTAGCCTTAGTAATCGTATTAATGGCAAAGTAGGATTAACTGGAGATGATATTATTTCAGGAACAAAAACATTTAATAGCCTTGTAAATTTGGCTTCTAATTTAATTTTAAGCGGTTCTTATTCGCAAACAAACAAATTGCTTGGTAAAAATTCAAGTGATGGTGTTGGTAATATTACAGTTGGTTCAGGATTAAATTTGACAAGTGATGTTTTAACAGCAACACAAATAGATACTACAAGTCTAAGTAATAGAATTGATTTAAAACTAAATAAAACTGATACTGCAAGTTTAAGTAATCGTATTAACAATAAAGTTGGATTAACGGGAAATGAAACTATTGCTGGAGAAAAAACTTTAAGCAATATTTTAATTTTAAATGGAGGTTTAAAAGGTCAAATTGAAAAAAAATCAGGTTCTACAGTTGGTAGTTTTGATGCAATTGATGCTACCACTATTACATATATTTTTGAGCATACGGGTTCAGGAACAGGCTCAGTAATTTTAGAATATTTAGACAATCCAAGTAATCATACTAATAGAATTATTAATATAATTAATGTTAGTGATAATGATTGGGATATGACCTTTGATACAAGAAAACCTTATATTAAAACAAGTACACAAATTAATCAAGTAGAATACGGACAATCTATTACAGTCCAATCTGATGGTTCTAAATGGTGGGTAATATCAAGAAATTTTTAAAACAGAAAATAATGAAAAAAATATTAATCATTTTATGCTTATTGCCAAGTTTAATATTTAGCCAAGATACGGTTATAATATTTAAGACATTTGGTGAAGATACCTTATGGAATGTCAAAAAGATATACGCTAATGAAGATGTTCAAATTAAATCATTTGAAGATTCTTCTGCCATTTACTATTACATTTTAAACGATGTTGTAGACGAGGCAAGAAAAATGACAGATGCTTTTAACTTGTACGAAAATAAAAACAAGTTTATAAATTCTTTATACAAGCTGGATAAAAGCATGGTTAACGGCAAGGTTGAAAGTGCTTTTGATTATCTTAACAAGTTATATTCCTCATTCTGGATTGGCAATTACAATGCCACGGCAAACGGTGTTAAGGTTTTGGCTGGAGCGGAAATATTTTGGAATAAAAATAATGAGTTAAGGATTAAAATTGGAGAAAGTATTAATAAGCCTTTTATATCCATTGCCGACACTTTTGCAATAATTGTAAATTATCCAAACACGGGAGACAAATTTGTAATTTACAAAACAAATGAAAAGGCTTTTAAAGACCTTGATAATAAATTAATTATTAAAAAATTAAAGCAACTGAAACCATGAAATCAATTATATATAATATTTTTAAATATGGTGTTGACACAGTATTATTTTCAATGTGTTGTGGTTTAGTTGCATCATTTATAATACCAATTAAGGGTTTTCTGTTGTTTACAGTTTTTGCGGTTTTTGCTGACACGGTAACTGGTTTAATTGCTGCTAAGAAAAAACAAGAAATAATAAGTAGTGCAGGTTTATTTCGTACATCTCAAAAAATAGTAGTTTATTTTGTAGCTATTATGATATTTGAAGGAAGTAGAATAACTTTTAATTTGCCTTTTAATATTACCTATATGGTAGCATTTGCTATTGCAACAACCGAACTTATTAGTATATCAGAAAATACTGAAAAAATTACTGGTACAAGTTTAGGTTCAGTAATAATTAGACTATTAAGACGTTAATTATATAACCAATTAAATCAATTTATATGCCAAACGAAGTATTAGGAGTGAAAGAAACAAAAGAAGTTTTAAATTTTGGTTTCGATTTACTTGATGCTATCATTAAATCTTTAGAGGACAAAAAGTTTTCTATCGTTACAGATTCGCCTCGTTTTGTTCCAGTTATCTTTTCTGCTGCAAAAGCATTTGCCGGAATTGAATTGGTAAAACAAGAACTTACTGACCTTACTGAGGAAGAACAAGACCAACTTATTAGTGAATTAAAAAACAGATTTGATTTAAAAAATGATGCTGTTGAATTGCTAATTGAGGATGTGTTAGATCATGTTTTCCTAACAATTAAATTAGCAAAAAGATTTGCATCCATTAAGGAGTAAAATATTGGCGCATACAGTTTCGCTACCTTAGTGCCGAGGGGATGAGATGTATTCTTATCCCCTTTAAAATAAACAAACATGAAACTTAACAAGATATTTCCGAACACGCATGAATTTAAAGATTTCCAAGTTTACGGCAAAGAAAGATGGATGCTATTTATATCCGATGTTCACCTTGATTCTGTCCATTGTGACCGTGACAAATTAAAGCAGCACTTAGATTTAGCACTTAAACGCAATGCACCAGTATTTATCTTTGGTGATTTATTGGATTTGATGCAAGGAAAGTACGACCCACGAAGTAACAAGGCTGATTTAAATCCCAAATACAATTCATCAAAGTACATTGATGAGGTGATTAATGATGTTGTAGATTTTCTTACACCATACAAAGATGTACTTGCTTTCTATTCCCCAGGCAACCATGAAACATCGGTTGAAAGAAGGATAGAGTATGGAATTGCGGATAAAATTGCTTATAAACTTGATATTTCTAAAGGCAATTATTCAGGATATATTTATTGTAGGTTTTTTGGTTATTTGGAAGAAACTGGTTCTTTGCCTTTGATAATTTCTTACCATCATGGGTACGGAGGTGGAGGGCCTGTTACACGAGATGTTATACAGACAAATAGAAAAGCCGTTTATCTTCCAGATGCACAAGTTATTATCTCTGGACACACTCATGACAGATGGATAGTTCCAATAACACGGCAAAGATTGTCACGATATAAGGAATATGTTGACCAGCAATGGCATATTAAAACTGGGACT